GTCCTCCTCAGTACACACAGTTAGACTTCCAGGACATCCAATGGGAGTCTGTGTTTGAGATACAAGTTGTCAGCAACAAATCAGGGACAGCCGCAACAGAGGCATACAACATCTTTGCTGTTGCCGAAGCGGCATTTAGTGAACTCTATTATCGTAGATTTCAGCAGACCACAGTTGATGATGGTACGAAATTTACGGTCATCGGCAGATATCGCCGTCAAATTGGTGGTGGCGATGTGATGCCGCCAACTACATAAACAAAGGAGATAATGCACTATGGCTAATGCTGTATCGACTGCCGGAATGCTTCTGAAGTATGCTGTCGAGACCACCAAAGGCACAACGCCTACCACTGGTTTCACGACCATTCCCGGCTGCAAAGCCATCCCGGCCCTGTTCAATGATCCCAATACCCTTCAGTCCACGCCTCTGAGTGCTACCAAGAACCACACCTACATCGAGGGCCTCGGTGATTCCGGCGGTGCGATTGCCATCACGGTCAATGACTATGATGAGTTCCGTACTGCATGGGAAGCCTGTGTGACTGCCTATGAGGGGCTGACTGGTGGCAAGGAGATGTGGTTCGAGATCGCATATCCTACCGACAGCGAACTCGACAGTTTCTACTTCCCCGGCAAACCGCTGCCTCTGGGCTTCGGCGGTGCGGATGTCGATTCCGTGCTTGAGAACAATGCGAACATCGTCCCGACTGGTGACTACAAGTTCGCAGCCGCTTCTACCTGATAAGCAAAAATGGGGCGGCATAACACCGCCCCTTATTATGAATGAGTAAGGAGATTGAGATGGCTACAAAGAAGATTGAGCGTCTGAAACCGATGGTCATTACTGACCCGGAAAACAGCAAAGAGTATGCGCTGGAGTTCAACCGCAAGTCTGTATCCAAAACGGAACAGGCTGGGTTCAATATCAACCTGATCGATCAGCAGAGCATGACGATGATCCCACTCATGTTCTGGGGTGCGTTCCAGATGCACCATCCGTATATGACCAGAGAGCAGACCGACAAGATTCTGTTCGATGGCCTCGGCGGTCTGAATGAGGACGAACTGGGGTATCTCGGCAAACTGTATGCCGCTCCGTTTGAGAGCCTCATTGCAAGTGAGGATGAATCAAACCCTCGCAAGATGGCGGTAAAGTTTTAAACGAGCAAACCGAATCGCCAAAAACATATAGTGAAATTTTTGAGGAGGTCTTTCCACAATACCTCGTTATGGGAATGTCATATGAGCAGTATTGGGAAGGGCATCCTCTTTTAACAGTTGCTTACCGAAAAGCGTATAGGATTAAGAGAGAGTTAGAGAATGAACAGGCATGGTTGCAAGGGTTATATGTCTACGATGCATTTGCAGTGTGCCTATCGAATCTGTTTAGGAAGTCTGGTTCCAAGAAGCAGAATTATTTTGAGAAACCAGTAGATATCTTCCCGTTGACAGAACAAGAGAAAGAGAATCGAGAAAAGGCTGAGTATGCAAAGATGCAGTCAGCTATGGAGGCGATGATACGGAAGCAACAACGGAAGAAGAAACAAAAGGGTGAGAAATAATGGCTGACACTCTTGAAAGTCTTGAAATAGAAGTAGTACATAGGTCTGCTGGTGCTGGTACTGCTATTGGTGCTGTTACCAGGGCTGTGTCTGGCCTTGGTAGAGCCATTGATAATGCGTTACCGAAACTTAAGGACTTCGCCAATACTCTTGGTGCTGTTGGTGCTGCTTTTACATATAACGATAACCGTGGAAGCACGTTCAATAAGACTGTGCAGACTGTTAAACAGACTGCGGCGTCTGCTGCTAAAGCAACCGAGCCGATGTCTGAAGGTATGCAGATGCTTATTAAGGGTGCTACTCGGTATGCGGTTCTTCAGCAAAAGATTACATCCGGCAATGAGAGAATGCAAGAAGCATTCGATAGTGGCGATGAATCTGCTGCTTGGAAAGCCCGTGAGCAAGTTATAAATGCAGAGGTTCAAGCGCAAAAGGAATATGAGCGTCTTCATGCCAACGATAATAAAGGCCCACTGAGTAAAAGTATGCAGGATGCGATATCTTCCGCAAAAGAGGCAGATATCGTTACTGCGAGAATTGCTCAACTCAAAGCAGAATTACAGTCTGCGTTTGATGCTGGAGATGCCAACAAGGCATACTCGATCCGTGGGCAAATTCTCAGGCTTGAAGAGTCTCTTAACAAGACCTCGGAATCTGCTAAGAAGTTCCAAAGTGCAATTCAGTCTGGAATTGTCCGGGCTATGCAGAATGCGACCAAAGCTGTGTCTCGGTTCGTCCGTGGTGCATTGCGTCAACTCGGTGAGGGGATTAAGGAACTTGGCAGCCATCTGAAAATTACGCTTCCTACGCTTTCTAATATATTTAATTCTCTAAAACGTATTGCTTTTTACAGAGTAATACGAACAGCTATTAAAGCTATTGGCGAAGCGTTTAAGGAAGGTTCTGAGAACGCATACTGGTTCTCCAGAGAGTTTGGTACTGCCACACACTATATCTCCGAAGCGTATGATTCGCTTGCATCCAGCACCTTCCAGATGAAGAACCAGCTTGGTGCGGTATGGGCTACGCTGATTGCTACTATCCAGCCTGTGATTGAGCAGATTATTGCTTTGGTACAACGGGCGGCTGAGATCGTCACGCAGTTCTTTGCAATACTCAGCGGCAAGTCAACTTACCTCAAAGCGGTAAGGGTAGCCAAGCAATGGGCCGATGCAACGGACAAGGGTGCGAAAGCTGCAAAAGAATGGCGTAATCAACTGCTCGGTTTCGATGAGATTTACAGACTGGAAGCACCTTCCGATTCTGGTTCTGGCAAGACCGATGACACACCTGATTACGGTACGATGTTCGAGGAAGCCCCTGTTGAAAATTACTTGAAAGACCTGATGGATGCTTTCAAGAACGGACAGTGGGCTGAACTCGGAAAGATGCTCGCTGACAAGCTGAATGGCTTGGTCGATTCGATAGACTGGAGCGGCTGGGGGCAGAAGATCGGTGAGAAGATCAATGCCGCAATCCAGACCATCTACGCATTCTTGAAGAATGTTGATTTTAAGAACATCGGTCGGTCACTTGCGGAAGGTCTGATGGGCATGATGGATGCCATCGATTTTGAGACTGCTGGTCGGCTGTTCGTCCGTAAGTTTACCGCACTCCTCGATTTCATCATCGGGTTCGTGACTGCTCCTGGATTCTGGGAGAAACTGGCAAAGGCCATCGGTGATTTCTTGCACGGTGCGTTCTTGGAAGCCTCAGAGTGGTTATCTGAGAACAACCTTGCGGATGTTATAGCAAAGGTTGGTCAGGGCCTTCTTGGCGTCCTCCAGCGTGTTGCTGAAGAGGTTAAAGAGCATAAAGATGTGTTCATCCAGATTGGTCAGCAGATCGGAAATGCTCTTGCGGCAATTCCTTGGTGGGACATTCTCAAGACTCTTGCTGAGATTCTGTGGACGGTGTTTAAGAGCCTAATAATTGACGGCCTGTTCAGTACCAGCGGTGGCAGAGTTTTCCTCGCTTTGGTTGCTGGTATTGGCGTTCTTAAGACCGCTTTTATAATTGCAAGTCCAGTTGTTGAAGCCGGAATTGCTATTCTTGCTAAGAACGTAGCGGCAAAGCTGTTGGGAATCCCGGCGGCTGCAACTGCGGCTGGTGAAGCAACAGCTACTGCGGTAGGCGGTATCGGTGCGGCAATGTCGAAAGCCGCTCCTGTTGTGGCGAAAGCTGCTGTTGCGGTATTCGATGCGGTTATGGTCGCATACGATGTGAAAAAGCTGAACGAGGCATCGAAAACATATAAAGCTGCAATGGATGCCCATGCCCATGAAGCGTACTCGGCTCTTAATAATTACGCAAAACTGTACCATGAAAAAGGCAAGGAAGTAGCAGATGCATGGGCCAAGATGGTCTATGATGTCGATACTACAGGCGAAGATTTCTATGGAGCGCAAAAAGCCCTTACTAATAAGATTGATGACCTGTGGGCAGATACTCCTCAAAACATGGCACAGGGATTTGGGCAAGGTCTGAAGTATTATTTCGGCGGTGGCGGTGGCGGTCTTGTTGGACTGCTGAACGATGCTGGTAACGGAATAATCAATACTTTCAGAAATATCCTTGGTATCCATAGTCCGTCAACGGTGTTTGCTGAGATGGGTAAGAACCTGGTTGATGGTCTTAAGAATGGATTCCAGAGTGCATGGAGTTCGTTTGCATCGTCTGTAAACCAGCTTGTAAGGAATATTGTTCAGACCATTTCGAGTGCTATTTCTGGTGCAGTTCAGAATGCTTGGAGTAGCATTACCTCAATGGTATCCAATGCGAGAAGCACTCTGTCCTCGATTGCATCGTCCGTGTCCAGTACGGTATCGAATGCTGTGACCTCCGTGAAGAATTTTGTGACCGGGAAGAGATACGCAAGCGGCGGTTATCCCGATCAGGGGCAGTTGTTCTGGGCAAGGGAAAACGGTGCTGGTGCGGAACTGGTTGGCACAATCGGTGGTCAGACAGCGGTTGCCTCGAATGAAGATATTCTCGAAGGTATCCGTCATGGCGTGTATG